CGATCACTTGTCTGAGCCTTAACACTGAAGCGTTAAGCGGGGAGGAATCAATGTCGCAACTACCGAGCACCCCCATCAGGGATGCAGAGTCACCTACCACGCTGGTTGATTACCAGTGTGCAAGGTGTGGACTCCAGCTTCAGCTGGAATCCTGGTTTGGCAGCGACTTAGAGGTTTGTGACCTCACTCCTTGCCCCTATGCTTCGGTGTTAGTGGAGCAGCTTTCTCCACGCCAGCCTCATTCCGTCCTTACGGATAGGATTGATCTGGAAATGCGCTCACAAGGCGTTGCTCTGGATTGTGAGGTCCTTCGATGACACCAGCGGCCATAAAACAGCCGAAAGCAGCTAAGCAGCCTTTCACGCGTACGCGCGAGTCTGGAAGTTTAGTCCCATCCTCTCTATCCTACGTTTACACGGATATTGCAGGCAGCGTAAGTGCTAGTGGCACCGTTAATTCGCCGGACAGATTTGCCCGGGGTTCGAAGTCTACGATGACGGACCGTGTCACACCTGGTTACAAAGCTCTCGTTGCAAACGGGGCTATTGTGAATTCTCCCTATTCGCGTGAAGAGCGCAAGCTCGCAAACAAGAGTGGGGTTGTCATTTATACGAATACTGTTTACCCGCTTCAGACGGCGACGTTTTCTGGCGATTACACATGCCAGGTCTCCAACTGGGGCCCGTTTCAGGTACCATTAAGTGACTATTCACAAGCAAAGCTCGACAGCCTAATCTATCAGGCGTCCGTACAAGCGCGTGCAAACATTGCGCCCCCGGACACGTTGAGCCTGGTCTCATTGGTCGAGTTACCCAAAACGTTTGACCTTATTGCCACGCAAGCTAAACGGCTTGCCGAAGCGGTTCGGCTGATGCGTAAGGGTTCTCCGGTCAAGGCAATCAATGCCTTGCTCGGTTCGACCAAAGGTAGTGCCCCCATTCCCAAAAACCTCCGCCTTAAGGCTAAGAACGATCAGTTCCTAAACCGTTGGCTAGAGACGAGATATGGATGGGCACCGCTTGTTTATGACGTTCAAGGTCATCTGAAAGCACTTGACTCTTTGAATAACTCCAAGAGTCGTAGGCTTGTCGCCCGTGGGAGAGCTTCGGATCGTGTCGATGTTGACATATCCTGGCAACCCCTACATTCGGGTGGAGTGACTGAACCTATAACATTCCGGCGTCAAATCCGGTATGATGTTCAGGCACGAGCCTATGTGCTGTATGAAGCTGACTGCTCATTTCAGGCAGCCAGGGCCTTTGGTGTTACGTCTGTACCGCTTTCCGTTTGGGAACTGGTACCTTTCAGCTTCGTTGTCGACTGGTTTGTAAATGTCGGCGACTGGTTGTCTGCGATCTCGCCAAAGCTTGGTATTTCAACATTGGCGGAAGGGGCGACAGTGAGCATTAGTGCTCACGGAACTCGTCGCATTGTGGCTGAGACTGCTAATCCTATCTGGGTGTCGTCCAATCTCATCGGATGGTCTGATGAGGCTGGTGTAGACATCAAGTACCGGACCACAGCTTTGCCAACCCTTCTTTACCCACCGATTGACGTAAAACTCAATCCCAAACGGTTACTTGACTCCATCGCCCTTTTGGCGAGATTACGTTGAGTAATGGTTCCTTTTCTTTGGAGGTTTCTAATGGCAGCAAATATCCAACTGGCTACGACAATCACGGCTCCTACAGGGACGGGCTTCTTGTTCGTCCCCTTGGGGAGCTATGGTGACTCGTTCCGCTACATCCAATCGGGTGCGGCGGGCAGGCCAGCTGAGCTTTCGTTCAAGCGAACGGCTCCTAAACCGACAGCCACTTTTCCGGGCGTTGATCGAGGTGAAATCAAGCTGACGGAGTATGTCACCGTCGGCACTGTTGAGTATGCCATCATTACGGCAATCAACAGCTCGGTCCCTGTCCCGGTTTTGACGGCGCAACGTACGGCTCAAGCTACTAGAGTCGGACTCGTTGCCGGTTTTGGCACTCTCATGAGTGACCTGATGTCAACCCCATCACGTATCCCCGTGTAATACGGGTAACTAACGGAGGTTTGCATGAAACGCCAAGCGCAATACTTGTCGTTGATCGCTCAAGAGTATGCTAAAGAGCTTACTCCAAAGGACTCAGTCCACATCCCGTGGGCTGTCCTGGAGAGCTTGGTAAGGTCCCAGAAAACGGCACTTGGGAACAGTTACGACGAGTTTCTGTCGTGCGTGAAAGAACGTGATGTTCTACGCTATCTCAAGTTGTCCCAAAGCGTGGCGGATCCACTGTTGTATGATTCGCCTTCCTCTTACTGGGGGAACGCTATGGTTGCATCCTTTCTAAAGAAGTTTCCTTTTGGGAAGGTAGCTGGGCTTGACCCCGAAGGTAAGGCCAAGGATCGTTCGGAAATTGCTGAAAAGCGATGCCGGATAACCAACCGCCGACTTCGGTATTACTCAAGTCACTGGTATCGGTTGAAACAACACGATCGATGGCTTGGCACAGTATTCCACAATGCCAGGTTAAAAATCCAGAATTGGCTAGGACCCGTGAACCTCAATGAGGTTTACGACCATGCGCATCATGGACCCGGCGGAACGCTTAGCGGCCCTCGTCCCTTCTCAACGGCTTACTTCAAGTACGCTGTAAAGGAGGCGGGTTACACTGTTAGCGCCCGTTGTGAACCTTACGCAGAAGCAGCGATCCTCGCGGACCCGCTGTGGACTCGTAGTTTAGTAGCACATTCTCTGGGGCTAACGCCCTGGGACGTGTCAACGACTCCTGCCCTAGCACGGGAAACTGTGCGAGCTGCGTTAAAAGGTGCCAATTACAACCGTGTGACGTACGTGCCGAAGACCGCGTCAGTCCATCGCGCGATCGCTATCGAACCACTAATGAACATCTATCTTCAACTCGGTGTTGGAAGCGTCCTGAAGAAGCGGCTTGCCGCAGCAGGATGCGACCTCCGATCCCAGGAAAAGAACCAGCAATTGGCTCTCCTTGGGAGTCAGAATACTATCCCTGACTTTGAGAGGCCGGCAACTGTCGACCTCGAGATGGCTAGTGATACTCTGGCAATCGAGTTAGTTCGGGAGCTTCTCCCGGAGGACTGGTTTTATTTACTCTCTGACTTGCGATCTCCTTTTGGATTGCAGGCGGACGGTTCAGTTCGTAAGTGGGCTAAGTTCTCCTCTATGGGGAACGGATATACCTTCGAGCTTGAGTCACTGATTTTCTACGCACTCGTGTGCTCCACCGTGGAGTACTTTCACGGCAGCTTAGAGTACGTGTCAGTGTTCGGAGACGACATAATTCTTCCTCACTACTGGTACCCAATGGTCCGCGAGTGTTTACAGTTCGCGGGCTTCAGGATCAATAATGAGAAGTCGTTCGTCGCCGGGCCGTTCCGAGAAAGCTGCGGAGCGGATTATTTCGAAGGTACGGCAGTCAGACCCTTCTACCTCAAAAGGCAGATTAAATCCCGAAAGGACCTCATTTTCCTTACAAATTCGTTGGTTGTCTTCGCGACAATCGATGAGTCCTCGGCTTACGCTACGGCTAGCGATTTTGTTCGTAATCGCTTACCTAAGCTACTCCGTGATGAACTACTGGGCCCTCTCACCGAGGACCCTGAAGGGCATCTTTTCACAAGCTTTGACCTGGCCCAAAAGGCTCGGTCAGTGAAATGGAATAGGGATCTACAATGTTGGTCTTTTCTGACGTTCCGCGCAAAGGCGCGAGTATGGGAGAATAAACCCGTAGCCTCCTTTCAGTACCTCCAATTCATGGAGGGGGTGACGTCGATGGATGGGTTTGAGCCTCGGTCGCCACGTGAGAGCAGTAAAGCTCGCGTGGTTCTCTCGGGTGG